ATATACACTCCTAACTCATATCAAAAAAATCAATATGGATCTGTTGCTGTTACAGGACAACAGAAAGATGCAATTAAGTTTGCTAAAGATGCAATCACATTCTGCACATCAGGCTTAGTAGACCGTAATAAACAAACTGTTCTTTCATATCTACAAAAAGCAATTAAAGCTCTCAATCAATTAAGAATGATTGAAGATAGTCTCGTCATTTACAGATTATCGAGAGCTCCAGAAAGAAGAATATTTTATATTGATGTTGGTAATTTACCAAAGGCAAAGGCAGAACAATATCTTCGTGAAGTTATGGCTAGATATCGTAATAAATTAACTTACGATGCAAACACTGGTGAGATTCGTGACGATAAGAAATACATGTCAATGATGGAGGATTTCTGGCTTCCTCGTCGTGAAGGTGGTCGTGGAACTGAGATATCAACATTACCTGGCGGACAAAACTTAGGAGAACTTACTGATGTAGAGTATTTCCAAAAGAAACTTTTCAGATCTTTAAATGTTCCAGAGTCTCGTTTAGCTGATAATAGTGGATTTAGTTTAGGTCGTTCATCTGAAATATTAAGAGATGAACTTAAATTTACTAAGTTTGTTGGAAGAATGAGAAAGAGATTTAGTAATCTTTTCCATGACATACTTAAAACTCAATTGATTCTTAAGAATATTTGCACTCCCGAAGAATGGGAACAGATGAGTGATCATATTCAGTATGATTACTTATATGATAATCATTTCGCAGAATTAAAAGACGCTGAATTAATGAATGATAGATTAGGACTTGTTGCAAGTGCTGATCCTTACATTGGAAAATATTTTTCTATTGATTATATTAGACGTAAAATCTTACGTCAGAATGATATGGACATTGCGGAACAAGACAAATTAATGGAGGCAGAGAAAGCTGCTGGCATGATTCCACCAACTGAACAAGAGATGCAGATTGCACAAATGGCAATGGATGCAGAACAAAAAACTCAAACAAGTAAACCTAAAAGTGAAGTAGAACCAGATGTTGATACAGAAAGTGTAGAAGCTCCAGAATCTCCCAAAGGTGGCGAGATATAAATAAAACATAGGTATAGGATTTTTATCTCATGGATGAATTAATGAACTTGATGATTGCGGATGAATCTCCATCTGAAATTAGTGATTCAATAAAAACTCAATTAATGCAGAAGGCTACCGCAAGAATAGATGCTCTTAAGCCTGCGGTTGCGAATGCAATGTTGGGTTATGAAGTTGAATCTGAGGAAGATGTAGAACCAGAGGCAGAAGTTGGTGAACTTGATTATGAAGAAGAAACCGAAGAGGAAGAGTAAATGGCACATCAACCTGTAGGCGCTGGTTTTAGTTTTGCAACGAATCAAACAAGTGCTTCACAAACTTTTACAGTACAATCGGACACACTTAGAGTTGTTGCTAAAAACGCTGGTCAACATGTAGCGATTGGAACTACTGGGCCTGCAACTACAACTGATTATTATGTCCCTGCAAATAGTTCTGCAACTTTAAATTTAGGTAGAGTTAGTTCTATCGGAGTTGCTGGAATTACGAAGGGAGCTGCAACAGTCATTACACTCCCAGAGGGAATGGGTAATCCATTTAAAGTGAATGATGTAGTCGTAATATCTGGTGTCACAGGTGTCACTGGATTCAATACGACAGCAAAAATTGTTTCAGTACAAGAAGCTAGAACGATTGGATATGCACAATTTGGTGCTAAATTAACAATTGATCATGACAGTCGAGTTCTTAACTCCGATAATGCAGTTGTAACTGCAGCAGAGGCAAGAAGACAATTGACTGTTTCAGCGGTGACTGACCATACAACATCTGGTCAATTATTTGCACAACAGGTTCAAATCTCAGGAGCACAATAATGAAACTCATTACAGAAGAAATAGAACAGGTTGAAGTTATTGTTGAGAATCGCAACGGTAAGAAGAATCTGTTTATTGAAGGTGTATTCCTTCAAGGTGAAATAAAAAATCGTAATGGTAGAATGTATCCAATGGAGACTCTTGCTCGTGAAGTTGGAAGATATAACGAAAACTTTGTAGAGAAGGGTAGAGCTCTTGGAGAACTGGGTCATCCAGATGGCCCGACTGTCAATCTTGACAGAGTATCACATAAAATTGTTTCTCTTAAAGAAAGTGGAAATAATTTTATAGGAAAAGCAAAGATTCTTAGCACTCCAATGGGTAAGATCGCATCTAATTTATTAGGTGAGGGTGTTAAACTTGGTGTTTCATCAAGAGGTGTAGGGTCTTTAAATAAGACTAACGAAGGATACAGTGTGGTAGGAGAAGATTTTACTCTTGCTACTGCTGCTGATATCGTTGCAGATCCCTCTGCTCCAGATGCTTTCGTAGATGGCATTATGGAAGGAAAGGATTGGGTATGGGATGGTGGCATACTTCGTGAGAGGATTGCAACTAAAACATATAAACGTATCAACACTCTAGTTGATCAAAACAAATTAGACGAAAAAAAATTAAGCGTCTTTGAAGATTTCTTAGCAAATCTTTAAATATATAAATAAAAACAGATTATACAAAGGTAATTCGGAGAGTTCAAATGTCCCGTGGGAAAAATTTACAAGAAATGGAGAACGCCGTAACCAAGGGTGCAAAACCAGCTGAGCCCATGCAAACCATGGCAGGCGTGAGTTATGAAGACCTCGGTGGCCCAACTCCAGAAAATAATTCACCAACAGACGATTCTAATAAATTAAAGGATCCAGCTGGTGAAGGTTCATATGCAGCAAATTTAAAATCAGTAAAAGGTGTTATGGCTAAATCAGAAGCTCCTAAAGCTCCAAAAATGGAAGAAACAGAAACTGAAGAAGAAGTAGTTGCAGAAGACCAAACTTCAGAAGAGGAAGTAGTTGCTGAGGAAGAGGAAGTTACAGAACTTCCCGAAATCACTGATGAAGTAGACATCGATGATGATGTTAATGCACTTCTCGGTGGTCAGGAACTCTCCGAAGAGTTTAGAGAGAAAGCTAAGACAATTTTCGAGGCTGCTCTAAAGTCTAAAGTTACCGAACTTAGAGAGGCCATGGAAGCTCACTACGAAGCAAAGCTCGTAGAAGAGGTCGAAGGCATGAAAGACGAACTCGTTGAGCGTGTTGACTCTTACTTAGAGTACGTCGCAGACGAGTGGTTACAAGAAAACGCACTACAAGTAGAGCGTGGAATTAGAACCGAAATGACTGAATCATTCCTCGAAGGAATGAGAGGTCTATTTGAAGATCATTATGTATCAATCCCTGAAGATAAATATGATGTCGTTGAGAATATGGTAGACAAACTTGACGAAATGGAATCAAAACTCAACGAGCAAATCGAAAAGAATATAGCTATCACTAAGAGTCTCTCTGAGGCAACAGGTGGTAACATCCTTTCCGATGTTTCTGAAGGCTTATCAAGTACTCAGAAGGAAAAGCTCGCTTCACTTGCCGAAGGTGTTGAGTTTGAAAGTGAAGAATCTTATAAGGAAAAGCTTGAGACTCTAAAAGAGTCATACTTTAAGGCTGCTCCAAAAAGAAGTGACTCGGAAGTGTTAAACGAAGAGGCTGCATCACCAGAAATTTCTGGTAGTATGGCGGCATACATCCAGGCACTATCCCATGCCACTAAAAAGTGAATCTCAACTTGTTAATTAATCAAACGTAAACTTATTAGGTAAAACGCAAATGTTTGGCAACGCAGAACAATTGCAAGAGAAGTGGAAGCCCCTTCTAGAACATGATGGAATTGATGCTATCAAGGACAATCATCGTAAAGCGGTAACTGCTGTCTTGCTTGAGAACCAAGAAAGATTTTTATCAGAGGAAAGATCATTCCTCTCAGAAGCTCCAACAGTAAATACTAACACTGGTTCAAGTGCTGGTTTCTCTGGTGGTGCAACAGCAACTGGCCCTGTTGCTGGTTTTGACCCTGTTCTAATCTCATTGATTAGAAGATCTATGCCTAACTTGGTGGCATATGACCTTGCTGGTGTTCAACCAATGAACGCTCCAACAGGACTTATTTTCGCAATGAGATCCAGATTTGTTGATGGCACAAACGCTAACAACATGCTTGGAACAGAGGCATTCTTTAATGAGCCAGATTCAGCATTCTCTGGACAGAACCAAGAGAATACATATACAGATGGATTTACATCTGTTACAACTGGTTTAGGTACAACTGCTCAGTCAGGTACTAACCCAGGCGCTCTTAACCCTTCAACAGATGCAAAACAAGTTGCATATGATGTTGGTCAAGGTATGCGTACAGACGACGCAGAAGATCTCGGAGATTCAAGTAAGACTTTCAACGAGATGGCTTTCTCAATCGAGAAAGTTACTGTGACTGCGAAGTCAAGAGCTCTAAAAGCAGAGTACAGTTTAGAACTTGCTCAAGACCTTAAGGCAATCCACGGATTGAACGCTGAGGCCGAGTTAGCAAACATTCTATCAACTGAGATTCTTGCTGAGATCAACAGAGAAGTTATTAGAACAATCTATAACGTAGCAGAACCAGGTGCTGCTGTTAACACAGCAACAAGTGGTACTTTCGACTTAGACGTTGACTCAAACGGAAGATGGTCTGTTGAGAAGTTCAAAGGTTTGATCTTCCAGATCGAAAGAGATGCTAACGCAATCGCACAAAGAACTCGTCGTGGAAAGGGCAACATGATCCTTTGCTCTGCAGACGTTGCTTCTGCATTAACAATGGCAGGTGTACTTGATTACACTCCAGCATTAAATGCAAACTTAAACGTTGACGACACAGGTAATACATTTGCTGGTGTTCTTGCAGGTAAGTTCAGAGTCTACATTGACCCATATGCAGCAAACAGTTCTGCTAATCAGTACTATGTTGCAGGTTATAAAGGTACTTCACCTTATGACGCAGGTATATTCTACTGCCCATATGTTCCATTACAGATGGTAAGAAGTGTCGGAGCAGACAGTTTCCAACCAAAAATTGGATTTAAGACTCGTTACGGAATCGTTGCAAACCCATTTGCTAAAGGTGCAACACTCACCAATCCTGGTGTTCTTACACGTAACAGCAACGTATACTACAGAAGAGTTAAAGTTGCAAACCTTATGTAATTCATATATTACATATTTTTCTGAGAGGGTGCTTGACACCCTCTTTTTTTATGCTACTATATAAAGGTACAGTCTCGCAAGACCTATTAGTCTTAGGTTAGGGACACTAAATTAATGGAGAAAAAACCATGACTCTACTAAATCCGCTAAATGCGGTACGCTCTGCGTTGCAAACTGCCATACAACTCGCAAACAAACTTGTTCAAAGAGGTGTATCAGGTATAAGAAAAAGATTTACTAGGAAAAGTTTTATACCAGTTGAGTATATAAAACTCAAAGATTTAAAAATAGACTCGAAGTATCAGAGATTAATAAACACAAACTTCATAAAAAATGCAGAGGAATTTAGACCAAAGTTGGTCAAACCTCTTTCTGTATTTTTAAGACCAGATGGTGACTACGTTGTAGTTGATGGTCAACATACTTGCGTAATCGCAGCAACTTATGTTGAAAATCCATCTGAGTTTGAATTACCTTGCCAAGTTCAAGTACATCCAGATAAATTTACAATCGAAGAATGCTTGGAAGCTGAAGCAAAGTATTTCAAGGACTTTAACTCATCAAGAACCAATATGACGAGTGTTGCTTTACTACGTGCAGACCTTGCACAAGGTAAAAAATACGCAGTACGTATTGAAGAAAATTTCAGAAAACTAGGAGTTCATGTTGAACTAATAGGTGCTGATGATGATGGTACAAACTCTGTATCTGGATATAGAGGATTAAAAGACGCAATCGGTAAGTATGGTTTAACATACACTGGTAGAGCAATTGAGTTCTACAAAAGACAAAATGCTGATAAGTCTTTCAAAGGATGGAAAAAACTTGATGGTAGTATGATTCTTGGTCTTACTGCATTATTCCACTTCCTCGATAATGTAAAAGGCATTGATCAGAAAGCAGATGACTTAACTGATTATATGCTTACATACTTATGTAAAAAATCGGTCAAAGAAATCACTGAAAAAACTGCAGGTATCATACAAGATATCCTAATTGTTGAGAGAGTTCTTGGTTGGTATAACACTCTTGCTGATGCTACTGAATATATCAAAATTGGCACAGACAAAGATAACTCAATCTTAACTCAATGGAAGAGTGACCCTGTTCATAACAAAAAGGGAACACAAACTGATACTGAAAACTAATCTATTTAAATCCTAGAAAATCTTGGGGGTGCTTGACACCCTCTTTTTTTGTCAATGTTTTGAAACCTAAATAATGTTACAGGAGGTTAAGACAAATGTTACACTTATTAGGTAGAGGAATAATGCCAGAATGGAACGAAGAGAAGCACGACAGAGATGAGGTCTTTGCCTTTCTGTGTTATCGTGGAACTCATTATGCAAAAACGGTTTATATAGATTTCTGTATGGAAGGTCCTTCTTGGTTTCTAAATAATCCTAGAAAAGATGATAAGAGAACTAGTTAAATCAGATGATAAAATATTACATCGCAGTGTAAAAACTTGTGGTGTAGATTTAGATCGCCATTTTTTAGCAAAAACTTTAGTTGAAAATATGCTTCATTATGATGGAGTTGGTCTGTCTGCGAATCAGATAGGTATTGAAGAAAGAGCATTTGCAATGATAAGGGATTTAGAGTATAATGATATTATTGTTTGCTTTAATCCTCGTATTGTTAAAAGATATGACGATGAAGTTTGGTGTGAAGAGGGATGTTTATCTTTTCCTGATGAGATTATAAACATTCAAAGACCAGATAGAATTGTTGTAAAATATGAAGATGAAGATAAAAAAGATCATAAAATAAAATTAGATGGATTTGCAGCAAGAGTATTTCAACATGAATACGATCATTTAAATGGAATTGATTTTACTCAAAGAAGATAAATAATCAAAAATCCTATGTCTCAACATACTGAAATTTTTACATTACCTCCTTTCAATGGTCAGTTTGTACCTCCAAGGTACACCACAGATGAGAGAGTTGGATTAACATCTGAGGTAGGTTCGATAATTTTTAACACATCATCGAGTAAATTACAATGTTATGATGGGTCAAATTGGAATGATTTATTCTAAATAATTAAAAAGATAATGACAAGTTCGGCATTTGGAAAACAAATAGCAAATAGAAATTTTCTATCAGGAGTAGCGTTCAAATTTAATTTGGCAAAGTTTCCGAAGGTTGACTTTTTCTCTAATTCTGCTAGAATACCAGAGTTGAACCTTGAACTTGCAACGCAAGCATCATATTTAAAGAATATAGATGTACCAGGAGAAAGATTAACTTTTGGAGATTTCACACTTCGTTTTCTAGTTGATGAAAATATGGAAAATTACATTTCAGTCTATACATGGCTGAGAGGACTTGGTTTTCCAGAAACAGCAAAACAGTTTGAAGATATTACTACAGACGTAGATGGTATAAGAGATCCAAAAGAAGCTTTCTGTGATGGAACTTTAAGAATACTTAATAGTAATTTTCGTGAAGTTGCAAAGGTACAGTTTAATGATTTATTTCCAGTATCATTAACTTCACTCGATTTTGATGCAACTAATACTGATGTTCAGTACTTTACAGCAGAGGCAACTTTCAAGTATACTGTATATAAGATAACAAGCAGCACTACATGAATCTTGAACAAATTCAGGAGATGTGGGAAAGAGATTCTCGTATCGACCCTGATAATTTACATGATGAATCATTAAAAATACCACAACTTCACTCAAAGTATTATACACTCTACAATACAATTACTTTGTTGAGAGAGAAGGCAAGGGAGCAGTATAGTAAAGTTAGATTAGAAAGATATAATTATTACACGGGTAAAGCAACTGCAGAAGTTTATGCGGAAGAACCATTTCCTTATAAGGTTCGTGAGAAAGATGCAATCCAAAGACATCTTGAAGCTGATGATAAAATGAATAAAGTTGATATGAAAATTAAATATTATGATACTATGCTTAAATTTTTAGAGGAAATTATTAGAAATATATCTGGACGAACTTACCAAATTAAGAATGCAATTGAATGGAATAAATTTCAAGCAGGTTATAATTGATGTTTATTTGGGAATCTCATATAGAAATGCCATCTTATCTACAGGATAGGTTAGTTAAATCTATGAGTGTTAATGATGTTAATACTTTAATAACAACTTATACTGATTTAAAACATTTTACTAAAGTTGATGGCTTGATGGAGTTCTACTCAAATATCATAGAGAAGATGATGAAAGATATTGGAATGTTTAAAAGATGTAAATATGGATTTGAAATATGGGCTCAATATTATAACAATAAAACACTTGGACATGAACCTCATGATCATTTTTATGGCACTGAAATTATTAGTTTCAATCATATAATAAAAACATCAAAGAACAAATGTTTTTATTTTTTGAATGATGATTTTGAAGGTGGCGAGTTTA